GTTGATACTGGTAAATTGGCTTCTGATGAAGCTATCCCTGCTGGCGGTGATAATACTTGGTGGATATACAATGCTGTTGATGACACGGTTACTTTCTTGAAGGCTATTGTTCGTGCCACGTTCGATAATATCGAGGCTAAGTATGCAACCGTGAAGAACCTTATTCTCGGTGGAGAAACTCTGACGGGTGTCGCTAATGATGAAACGCCAAAAAACTCTCGTGTCGATGTGGTTACGCCTGACTATCTTTTTGGTAATTCTGATGCTCGATATGTCCGTAAGGATATTGATGATAGGGTTTCTTCTATACTTACTTTCCTTAATGGCGTTCACTTTGGCGATGACTTTGAGAAAGATCTTCATGGTGCTGGCATTTATCGCGACGAACAAGGAAGTTGGCATATCGACACTGATTATATTCACGCACGCAAGAAGCTGACAGCAGAAGAGGTGGAGGTGATGAAAACATCTCACATTAAAGGTAAGGTAGTAAACTCTGCTGGTGGCTTTGTTATCTCACGAATAGAGAAGATTGCTGGTGCTTGGCGGTGTTATTTTGTTCAGCAGGATAGTGAGGGACGTAGGGTGTATAACTCAATGCAAGTGGATGACTTGGCTCTTTGTGAGACATTTAATCTCGTTGATAATAACGGACAAACTGCTAATCACTACTGGCATAGGCGTGTCGTCGATGTTGGTACTGATTATGTCGACATCGCAGATAACACGAATGTAGATTACTACGCAAGTGGTAGTGATGTTCCACAGGTGGGTGACGAGGTTGTGCAGCTTGGTCACCTCACTGATACAGAAAGACAGAGTGCTATCATACAATCAGCAGCAGGAGAGGGTAGTCCGTACTTTAAGATTATAAAGGGAATAAATAGTTTTACCCTTCCTGATCCTATCTTCCTTTTCGATAAGCAAAAATTCGAGATAAGGGTCGAGAACCCAGCTAATCGTGGTAAGTATATCCTCCTGCAAGACTTCTTGAATACGATGCAAGGACGTATCAATGCTGTGCAACAGCAGTCAGACAAGCAACTTGTGATTTGGTTTGGTGACGTGGTACCAACACTCACCACTGAACCTGCTAACGAGTGGACAGACGATGCGACAAAAGAGATGCACGTGCATGACATTTACTATAATCGAAGCTATGCAGAGACTGGTGGCGGTAGGGCGTATTCATTTGAAAAGAATCCTGATAACACGTATTCATGGCACGAGATTACGGATGCTGATGTATTGAAATCGCTTGAAGCAGCTAAGCACGCACAAGACACGGCAGATGGTAAGCGTAGGATGTTCGTGCAAGAACGGCCTGTTCCGCCATATGACAAGGGCGACCAATGGAGCAATGCTACCTTAGAAGAGTATAAAAACGACTTACTCGTATGTGTTCGTCCCAAGGCAGCAGGCGAAGAGTTCAATATCGAGGATTGGCAGGCAGCACAGGAGTTTACTACGAAGCAGTTTGAAACCTCATTGAAGGTTGGTGATAAGTCAATCTCAGCCGTTGTGAGAGACTTGCGGACAGGTCTTAAGCGTGTCGGATTCACTCTTAATGGTGAGAATAGCACTTTTGATATTGTTGCAGACCGTTTCAAGGTAAGAACAACAACTGGCAATGTTCCTTTCTTTACTGATGGTGAAAAGCTTAATGCTTATTTTATTGATGCAAAGGAAATAGTCGCTAAAGGTATTAAGGCGCAGACTATCGATGCGAAAGGAGCTACTTTTCAAAATATCACCGTTACTGGTGATAGTACATTTGAGGGTACACTCAAAGGTACAAGTGGCTCGTTTACTTCGTTAGATTGCCTTGACGGTACTAATAAGGTTGGTGGCATTACATTCGGGACTATGGGAAATAAAGGCTATATGGCTTTTACAGGTGATTTTGGAATGTTGGGCGAAACAACGGGTGACATTCGTAAGCGTTTCCATAATTTTTATGCAACTAACATTTATTGTAACAGTCAGTTCGGGCATAAGTCAAGGGTCTGTGCGGTTATAAGGGACGAGGAAATGTTTGTTTATAATGATGGGCATATTGAAAATGGTATTCGTATAATGTTAACTTTTGGGCTTAAAGAGATAAATGGTCGTAAGACTAATTATTATAAGATTCCGATGTATTCTCCTGGGTTCGGTGGTGAATCTGGAGCAATTATGGATATTGATAATCCAAAGGCTCAAAAGGGTACGCAAACCTATTTGGATGAACTTCCAGTAGGCATCCCTATTGACGTTGTAATCTTCAACTGTACGCGAGAATGTGTTTATGACTTTATTGGTATGGGTTACGGTAAGCAGTGGACGGTGATAAATGGGAATGACGATACTTCGGTCACTATTTGTTGTCACGGAGGTGCGTTTGATGTCCATGGCGGATATATTTTGGATTGCTGCTATGTCAATCCTGTTTGGTTGTCGCCGTCATCGGTTGATGTAACCAGTCCCGGCGCAGGTGTCATGGTGGGCAGAGAGTTGGATATGAATTGGTAGCAACATTATTAATTTAAAATAAAGTAATATGAAAAAACTTTTAGATTGTATTTACAGGATTTTCGAGAAGTTCGCTGCTATTGGTAGCGACAAGTACTTACACCTCATTGCAGGTCTTATCGTAGCATTCGTGCTTGGTAGACTGTTTGCTAACGTTGAAGCGTGGGCGTATCCTGCTATTGTTGGTGTCTTGCTACTGATGGTGGCGAAAGAGTGTGTTGATTATTACATCCGTAAGGAGCAGTTCGACTGGAAAGACGTAGCTGCTGGCCTGGTGGGTGCGTTTGTTGGAGTAACACTTTGTCTGTTATGAATTATTTAGAACAGTTTAAATTTGTGATGTGCAGTGTCATCAGCGGAATGCTGAGCCTGTTTTTCCCGATACGTGATTTCATGTACGCAATGTTGATTGTGTTTGGTGTCAACTATATCTTTGGATTGGTTGCAGGACTGAAACATGGCGAGGAGTGGAATTTGAAAAAGTCAATGGTGTTCTTCTATCATTGTTGTTTATTCTTCGTAATGTCAGCTTCTATCTTCATTACAGGCTATTTCCTCCACGCTGGGGAAGAGACACTCGGAGTTGTAAAGGCATTGTGCGGTGTGGCTATCTGGTTTTACTCGACAAACATTGTCCGAAATTGGAGGATGATGCTCATTGAGGATACTACCATGTGGAAAGTAGCCGGCTTTGTATATTACTTTCTGACACTGAAAGCGATAGACAAAGTGCCGTTCCTTAGTGAGTATCTTAAGAGTTCGCACGTTAATGTAGATGATGATAAACCAAAGTTTGATTAGTTATGGCAAATTTCTCAATAGCGGAGCTGGTTCAGTCCAGCACCGCTGAACAACTCAAGATAAATAATAACCCTCCTTCTATTGTGAAGGTTCACCTGACAGAGACGATTACCCTATTAGAGTGTATTCGTGCGGAGTGGGCGGAATATTGCGAGCGTCACAAAATCGAGAATCCTGCTATCCGTGTGACAAGTGGCTACCGCTCACCAGAATTGAATAAGGCTGTAGGCGGTGTGAAGACCTCCGCACACGTCGAGGGCTATGCAGCTGACTTGCAGCCCGTAAATGGTAAGCAAGATGAGTTTGAACGTTTCTTTGCAACTGATTTCTCAAAAATGGGCTATGGCTTTGACCAAATCATTATCGAGAAATCGAAGACCTCCCGATGGGTGCATGTAGGCTATAAGCGTGCTGATGGAAAGCAACGCAGACAATGTTTCACGTTAAAGGTGTAGTTATGGACGATAAAGAAATTAAATACTACGTGTATTCAATGTTAATCCTTATTGGATTACTTGCACTTACGGCTCTCTGCCTCACAAGCTGTTCACATAGAGTGTATGTTCCTGTGCAGTCTATTCGCACAGATACTATCTACATGTCAAGGAAGGACAGCGTACATATCAAGGATAGCTTAATCACTCGACAGGTGATAAACATCCGTGATAGTGTCGCTATTCATGACAGCGTTGTTATCATCAAGGATGAGCAAGGCAACATCAAGGAGAAATTGATAGTTCGTTATCGTGACCGCTGGCATGCCACTGAGGACAATCTGACGCTTCAAAGATTGATTAACAGGTATAAGGCGAGCAATGACAGTTTGCGTGCTACCAAGAAGGAACACATCGAGGTTCCTAAGGTCATTGAGCGAGAGTTAAGTAGGTGGCAGAAGATAAAGATGGATGTAGGCGGATGGGCAATAGGCGCACTCTCTGCAACTATGTTAGCCTCCATTGCTTATATCATTATTTGGCTTCTGAAAAAGTATAGGCGGATTTAATGAAGCACATCAAGGTATATATCACTGAAAGCCGTACGAAAGATAACCGCTTCGTACAAGCTTCTATCCGTAGCATCGAAGACAATACGGGTGAGAGTTATTCTTCCTCTCACCCTAAACTTCTTCAAGACATCATTTGTCATGCGCTATCCCTTGCGCACGGTGTCGAGATAGAAGGCAACAACGGATTTACTTATACATTCCCATTCAAGCTATCATAATTATGGCGATAGAAAAACTCTACTTAGAACATAAACAGACAGGCGGACGACTGACCGCTGATGAGTTTAACAAGTTACCCGAGAAGGTCAACGAACTCGTTGATGCACAGAACACGGAGGAGGAGCGTGTGAAGAAGGTCGTGTCAAAGAACCGCCCCTCGCTCGGACAGCTCTCCAACGTAAATACTGAGGTTGACGAACTCACCTCTGATACGTGTGTACTCGTATGGAATGGTGATCAGTGGGTCCCAATGAAGTTATCTGAACTTAATATTGGGCAAGGTGGTGGAGGACAGCAGCAGACTATCCTCTATTACTTACGTGCTGTCAATCAATCTCCTTCTACTACTCTCTCTGCTTCTAAATCAGCAGGCGAATGTATTATTCGATTTATGTTCGTATCTCGCACTAAGGATGTTGGACAGAGTGATTTCATCGACACAGGAGAATGGGGAACATACGAAATTTTCGCTAAGGCGGGAGATGGAACGTTCGTTAGTAAGGCTCGTGGTAGATGTCAGTCTAATACGGTCACGACTGTTGATGTCTTCAAGTTCCTCGAGAGCGGACAGAATAATATTATGGTGAAGATTACAGGTGAGGTGACAGGGCAAACCTCTCCTGCCTTGGTCTACTCTATCACGCTGTCTGCGCTCTTTCTATCTATCTCTGAGTTTAATTGGTGGAAAGCTTATCAAGGCGATATCGTACTGCCGTGTTATATTAGTGGAAACATATCTAAGACGCTTCATGTGAAGATAACAGGAGAAGGTTACGAGCAGACGTATGAGCGTCAGTTCGGTACTGCAACTTACACGTCATCGCCTGTTGCTTACACCGTACCTTTTACGAACAAGACAGGCATCTTCCATTTGTCTGCCTGGTTGTCAAATGAAGACAACACCGTTCAGACTACGCCAGTAGGCTATGACTTTATGGCGGTGGCTAATAACGAAGCTGTGAAGATGGTAGTCGTGAAT